AGGATCCAGACAACCACAAGGATGAAGAACCGGAAGAAGGCATTGAGGGCGATGAGTCCGAGGTTGCCGAAGAAGCCGAAGACGAAACCGACATCGAAGCGGAAGATGACGAGCTTCCGCCCATCGAGGCCCCGGTATCGTGGGACGCAGAAGCGAAAGAGCGCTTCGCCAAGCTCCCGCGCGAGGATCAGGAATATCTGTCCAAGCGCGAGGGTGAGCGCGAGCGGTTCGTTCAGCAGAAGGCGCAGGAAGCCGCTCAGGTCCGCAAGGACGCCGAGCAGGCCGCACTGAGCCAGCTTGCCCAGATCGAGCGCGGATACGCCCAGCAGCTCCATCAGATCGCAGCTCAGTTCGATGTTCCGGAACCGGACATGGCGCTGATCGCGACCGATCCAGTGACTTACGCCATGCAGGCGCGAGCATATCAACAGGCCCAGGCCCAGCGCCAGCAAACGCAGCTACAGGCCCAGCAACTCGCCCAGCAGGCCCAGGAGCGCGAGGCGGAAGCCGAAAGGCTGTTCCACGCCGAGCAAACACAAGCACTCGTCAAAGACTTTCCCGAATATCTCGATCCCACGACCGGGCCGAAGCTTCAGACGGAGCTTTCTGCGGTCGCCAGGGAATTGGGATATCCGCCCGAACTGATCGCGCAGGCCCGCGCTTCCGACATTCTTGCAATGAAGACCGCCGCTGAGTGGAGGGCTGACAGCCTCAAGCTCAAGGCGCTCAACGCCAAGAAGATGGAGAAAGTGCGAGCGGCCAAGACGCTGCCGAAGACCTCGACTCCAGGCCAAGCCAAGGCCCCAGGGGCGGTCAGGCAAGCGCAATACGCGACGGATCGTGAAGCCATGAGGCGCGGAGACACCGCCGCAACGGCGCGAGTCCTCGACAGCTTCTTCACCCCAACACGATAAACAGAAAGAGCCAAACAAATGGCCGTTCCTTCAGGCACGTATCAGACCTACCAGGCGGTGGGTCGTCGGGAAGACCTCACCGATGTCATTCACGACATCTCCCCGACCAAGACGCCCTTCATGTCGAGCATCGGCAAGGGCACCGCAGACCAGAAGAACCACGAGTGGCAGACCGACGTTCTCGCCGCTGCAGACGGCACCAACAAGGTGATCGAAGGTGACGATCCGAGCAACGATGCGGCGACCGCCACGGTTCGTCTCGGCAACTATACCCAGCTCATGGACAAGGTGATCCAGGTCGCTTCGTCCAACCGCGTCGGATCGAAGGCTGGTCGCGGCGACGAGCTCTCCTATCAGCGCTCCAAGCGCATCAAGGAGATCAAGCGCGACATGGAAGCCCGTCTGACGGGCAACTATGCATCGGCTGCCGGCGCGGCGGGCACGGCGCGGGAATGCGCCGGGTTCGAGGCGTGGATTCAGACCAACTACAGCCGCGGCACGGGCGGAAGCTCGACCGCGTTCTCGGGCGGTATCCAGGCGGCTGCCACCGATGGCACGCAGCGCGCTTTTGACGAATCCATGCTGAAGACCGTTCTCGCTTCGTGTGCCGACAACGGCGGCGAAGTCGATGGTGCGCTCGTTCTGCTGGGCTCGTTCAACAAGCAGGCCGCTTCGACCTTCGAAGGCATCGCGGCTCAGCGCCAGGATGCCGGTGGCAAGCTGGCGACGATCGTTGCCGGCGCGGACGTGTATGTGTCCGACTTCGGCCGCGTGAACATGGTCTATAGCCAGTTCTCTCGCACTCGCTCGGCTCTCGTGGTCGATCCCGAGATGTGGAAGCTGTGCTACTATCAGCCGTTCAAGGTCGAAGACCTCGCCAAGACCGGTCACAGCGACCGCCAGTTGCTCAGCGTCGAGTTCACGCTTGAAGCGTGCAACGAGAAGTCGAGCGGCGTCGTTGCCGACCTCACGACCAGCTAACCTTGATCGGTCAGGCTAAAGGGAGCGGCGGGGTAACACCCGCCGTTTCTGCATGAAGCGGCTGCTGGATTACGACCCCAACACGGGGCTGAAGACCTTCCACGACTATGACGAGACGGAGGATAAAACCTTCATCTCGTATGAGCAGGACGTGGAGCCGATTCTGGAGCGCAACAAGCGCGCCCAGAACGAGGCGTATGGTCCGATGGGCGACATGGTTCATGTTGCCTCTATCCCATCCTCGATTCAGCTCAAATGGCTGATCGAGCACGGCGTGGACATCTGCAATCAGGATCACATGCCGGGGGTCAAGCGTCTGCTGAACAGCAGTGAATACCGATACCTCAAGGTTCGCAACATCATCATCTAAAAAGAAAGGCCAGTTCAATGGCTTCACCTGTTCGCCGGCTTCCGTCGGCATCTTTCACGCGCCCGGCGGACACGACCGCTTATGCATCGGGCGATCTCATGGCCAACTCGACCACCGCCGGCTCGGTGGTGGCAATGACGTTCAGCCCCGTTACCAAGGGTTCGGGCCGCTCGGCTCAGATTCGTCGTGTGCGTATCTCGAAGACGGGAACCAGCGTCACCAACGCCTCGGTTAGACTTCACCTCTACACCACCTCCTCAATCACGGCCGCCAACGGCGACAATGGCGCCTGGTCCACCGACAAAGCCGCAAATTACGTCGGCTCGGTCGATGTGACGATCGACAAGGCGATGACGGACGGCGCCGCCGGCAATGCGACGTGCGAGTTCAACATCAACTCGCTCAGCCTCTATGGCCTGCTGGAAGCCCGCGGCGCCTATACTCCGACATCGGCCGAGGTGTTCACGGTCACTCTGGAATCGGCTGAAGACTAATGCCGATTGTTGTCCCGAGCGGGACCGGGGCAAGCGTTGGAACGGGCGTCACGACCTATTCGGGTCTCGTGGCGTCCGTTTCCGACTGGCTGAACCGAGATGACCTCGACAGCAGGATTCCCGACTTCATAGCGCTCGTCGAGGCGCGGCTTAATCGGGAGTTGCGAGTTCCCGACATGGAAGTGATCGTTGCGCTTACCGTGGATGACGGAGCTGCCGATCTTCCGACCGATTTTCTCGAAGCGCGGCATCTCTACATCGACAGTGATACGGACAACGAGATCGTTCCGGCCTCGCTTGACACGTTCCGGCGTCAGTATCCGACTACCGTTGCCGGTCGCCCGCTGATTTACGCGATTTCGGCGGGACAAATTCTCTTCGCCCCGTCGCCGGATACGACCTACACCGCCGAGCTTCATTATTACCAGAAGCTCGATCCGCTTTCCGCCGACAACGAGACTAATTGGCTGATCGTCTCCCATCCCGACGTTTACCTTTGGGGCTCGCTGGCGATGGCCGAAGCGTTCATTTGGGACGATGATCGCGTGCCTCTGTGGAAATCAGCTTGGGATGAATCGCTCGAAAGCCTGAAAAAGCACGGAACGAAGAAGCGGCATGGCGGCGGGCCGCTGTATCCCAGGATTGCAGTCGCCCCGTGAGGCTGATCTTCGGGCCGCTGGAGCCTGATAAACCAAACCACCTCCAGCAGGGCCTTCAGATCGCGGACAACGTATATCCGTCGCCTGACGGCTATCGCCCGATCAAGGCTTTCGACGAAATGACGGACGCGCTGCCCGACTTGTTCCAGGGCGGGGCCAGCTTCACAGCATCGGACGGCACGGTTCAGCTTCTCGCTGGGACCGCGACCGACCTCTACCAGTTCGATAACACCCTTAGCTGGACTTCGATTCTCGGCACGCTGACCGCCGGGCGCTGGTATTTCACTCAGTTCAACGACCACGCCATTGCTGCGAACGGCTCTGCCCCGGTGGACATCAATCTGCTGACCGGAACCGCAGCGGCTTTGGGCGGCTCACCGCCGAATGCGGACTTCTGCGCGACGGTGCGCGACTTCGTGTTCCTCGCTGAAGATCAGACCGTAACCTGGTCAGGGTTCGAGGATCGGGAGCAATGGACGGCCGGAACGAACCAGTCTGGCAGCAAGCCGATGCTATCGGGCGGGCCGATCACGGGACTTGCCGGCGGCGAATATGGGCTGGTCTTTCAACGCTCGCAGATCACGCGCGCGTCCTACGCTGGCGTTCCAACGGTATGGCAATGGGATGTAATCAGCGAGAACATCGGCTGTTCTGCTG